GTGGCGAATGTTCCAATGGAAGGCACTTACTTGCTTCCAGAAGGTGAAAAGATCTTACCAGTTACAGGAAAGGTTAAAGATATTCACGGCGTCATTCATTCCGTTCCAGATCTTAAAGGTGAGCAAGATGATTCCGAAGAGCACTATTAATAATCGTTTGGGGTTTTATGGATTAGATAATCTTGAGCAGCCGCATTTAATGGTTGAGATCGAAACTCCAGAAGTCCAGCGTAAACAATTGGAACTCCGTTTAGTAAGGCTAGTCCAAGAGTATCAACGCAAGGGGTTAGATATCGATTGGATATCCATTGATTTGCTTAATGGTGTAGATGCGCGAGTAAACTTAAATGAAACTCCAAACATTCAAGAACAAGTTACAGACGCTACAGGCACCAGCACAAACCCAGAAGAACCCTAAACAAAACAATTGGGGTTCTGGTCGAGGTGGCCGTCCGTGGCGCCGTCTTAAAGCTAAGATCCATTTACGTGATGAGTGGACCTGTCAATGTTGTGGCATCGTCACTAAAGACTTAGAGCTTGACCATATTGTGAATGTGGCAAGAGGTGGAACGGATGATGAATCCAACCTCCAATCTCTTTGTGTTCCATGCCATAAGAAGAAAACCCAACAGGAGAGCCGACTATGACTACCCAAGATTTTATTAAAGGTGAAGTGGTTGCCTTGCTAGGTGCTTGGACTGACCTTATGACAGTTGAAAAGGTAGAGCATGGGAAGGTTTACTTTACGTCAGGCGATTATGCAGATTTAAGCAAGGTGCGGCATGCAGAACCTGAAGAGATAGAAGCGGGTTGTAAGCTTTATTAAATATATTTTGGATGCACCAAAATGACGCAAAAAATCCAGCAGGCAGGGGGGAGGTCAAAAGTTCCAAGCCCTTCGCCGTTGGACACCGCCCCCCATCTCACTTATAAAAAAATTTCCCCTTTCATTAAAAGTTAAAGCAAAAGTTAAAGGTGATCCAATGGCATTAACCGAGAAAATGAAAAAGTTTGCTCGCGCCATTGTTGATGGTGCCACAAACAAAGAAGCTGCTATTTCAGCAGGTTACGAAGAAAAGACAGCTTCACAGCAAGGTTCAAAATTAAGAAATAATTCTGAAATTATTATCTACATCGAAAAGTTAAAGGCTGAAAAAGAAGGCCGAACTTTAACTCCTGAGAAACCAAAAGTTAAAACTGAAAATAGTGGTGAATATGACAATCCTTTGAATGACGACGACTATGCAAAGGATGACCCACTTCAATTTCTAATCGATGTCATGAACAAAAGTGACGACATGTTCTTGCGCTTCAATGCAGCGAAAGCAGCCCTTCCATACGTCCACGGCAAAGTGGCCGAAAAGGGCAAGAAAGAAACCAAAGCAGAAACTGCAAGAGAAGGTAGTAAATCAGGAAAGTTTGCAACTTTAGATAATCAATTGATGAGCTAAATTATGTCTTCAATGTCACTCACCTGGACTACAGCTTGCCCAGACTGGGCGACCCGTATTGTTTCTAAACAATCGTTAATGCCGTGTAAGCCATTATTCCCCAAAGTGGCTGACGTAGCGGAGCGTATCTTTAAAGAGTTAATTCTTGTTGATGTGATGGGTAGCCCTAAGATGGGCGATGTCACATTGGAATGGGTGATCGAGTTTGTTCGTGCAATCTTTGGCGCATATGATCCAAGCACAAAGCGCAGATTAATTCGTGAATTCTTTCTTTTGATTTCGAAGAAGAATACTAAATCTACGATTGCCGCCGGCATTATGCTTACTGCATTAATTCTTAATGATCGTATGTCGGCTGAGCTTATTCTGTTGGCGCCCACAAAAGAGGTCGCGGACAATAGTTTTAATCCAATCCGAGATTTCATTCGCGCCGATGAAGAATTAAGTGAAAGATTTAATGTATCTGAGCACACAAAAACAGTTACGCATCTAGGTACCGGAGCAACACTTAAAGTTATTGCAGCAGAATCCAATGCAGCAGCAGGTAAGAAAGCTTCAATCATTTTGATAGATGAGGTCTGGCTATTCGGGAAACGTGCCAACGCTGAATCAATGTTCCGTGAAGCAAAGGGTGGTTTAGCATCTCGTCCAGAAGGTTGTGTGATTTATCTGTCTACCATGTCGGATGAAGTGCCATGTGGGAGATTTTAGAATGGCATGTTGGTTCGGGTCATGCTGCAACCCCTCCGACCTATGATCCAGCCAGTGGTATTGATCTGCCAGAGGATCGTATGTGGTGGTCATTCAAGGGTTATATTAATCCTACTGCACCTAATGCATTTGAAGTCGATTCTGTAGTTGGTTATTCATTCACATTGATTCGTACTTCTGGCGTGACTTCAACTAAACGCACGGTGGTTCCATAATGGCTAAGATCAGCATTACAGACTTAAAGCAGAGTGTAACCACTCTAAACGTTCCAGTTAAAAAAGCCGTCAAGTGGAATGTTGAAGCGACTGAAAGCAATATTGGGTCACTTAAAAAATTGACGAAAAACAATTCATTAGAACTTGGTGATATTGTTGAGCTTGAAGCTGATATTTTTGTTAAAAAAATGAACTTCAAGGAAAGTCGCGAGGCATCCAAAGCAATTGAATGGGATCTTAATTATGAGAATCTTGAAGATTCAAAAGTTAAGAAAATCGATTCAACTCACATGCAAGCTGCTCAATTACTTGGTTCAATTTGCTCAGATCAAAAGGGAACACCTTTTTTCTCAAGTGTTAATGACATCTATAAAGCAGAGCCTAGTTTAATAAATGCTATGTATGCTGCTGCTGATGAAGTTAATAATTTTTTGGGAAAGTCTCGGAAGAAGAACTTGACGACAGAGAACTCCTCATTGAACTCGTCCTCAACGGAATCGGCGGAAACACCTTAGAAGAAGCTGAACAAAAACTTTCACATAGAGAGTTGATGTATTGGAGAGCCTACCGTCAAAAGTATGGCTCTCTTTTCTTTGGACGCCGTTTAGAGCAAAGCTTTGGAAGCTGGATGGCACATTACACAGGCTTCAAAGTTAAAGAGGGAACAAAAGTAGACCCTTATATATTTATGCCTCATGAAACGCCACCAGAAGACAACTCACTATCTTTAATTGATTATCTGGAAAAAGTAGCCAGTGATTAAGAAAATGATCAAAAAACCACTCAAAAGGGTGGTTTTTTAATAAACTGATTGTTATTTTGTCAAAACTTTATAACAAATGGTGAAATCATGAAGAAAATATTAGTTGCTGGTTTAATCGCTCTGGGTTTAGTGGGGTGTGCAACACCAATAACATCTACACAGCAGGCAATGCCTGAGGTATCGCAGGTAATAGAAATTCCAAATAAATCGAAAGATCAGATTTTTGAAGATTCAAAGATATGGATTGCTCAATCATTCAAATCCGCAAACAATGTCATCCAATATGCAGACAAAAGTACTGGTTCAATTATTGGGAAAGGAAATATTCAGTATCCTTGTGATGGTTTTATAGATTGTGGCGCTTTTGGCAACGATAAAGTTAACTTTACGATTAAAATCGATACCAAAGATAATAAGGCAAGAGTAACAATTAATGATGTTACTAGAACAAATTTGACCTATGTACAAGGTGGTTATAACGTGAATATGGGTAAAGAAGTTCCAATCAATATTATTCAGCACCAGCAAAAAATTGCTGTAAAACTTAATAGTGTGATCGATCAATACAAGACAGCAATTACATCAACTCAGTCCAATGCAAATTGGTAATTGAGATGAGCACTCATGCCATGAGTGCTCCTATTTTATTAAGTATTACATTGTAGTGGTTTATATGAAAAAAATTATTTTATTAGTTGCCGCAGTCGCTTTTTCTGCCTTTGTTCATGCCTCATCTGAATTAGAAGATAAACAAAATGCTCTTAATATGGTAAAGCAATATTCTGGGCTTGTTTCTTGTATGAGTTCTTTTGAAAAAGATCCGGAAAATGGACGACCCACTACTATTAAAGATGTAACAACAGTTAATTACGATAAAAAAAGTAATGAATATGTATTTTTTGTTTTATGGGTAGGGGATATGGGGTGTTCCGGTGGATCAGGGACCATGTCTAGCTTTGTAACTGAAGTTGCCAAACATGGAGGTGACTGGATGCCTTATACTATTCAAACTGATTTCGCTTTTGGTCAAGATGTTGGTATCAATTATGGATACATTGAATCTATCAAAAAAATTACTGCTAATAAATTTGAAGTTATAAGTTGGGATCACGCAGATAGTAAGTATGGTGGTGTGGATGGCGGGAGTAACTTTCCTGCAAATAAGTTTAAATATACGCTAGAGCGAGAGCGGTTTGAGCCTTGGAAAGTTACTCACCAAGCACTACTAGAGCAAAGAAAGTAGATGATAAAAAAGCACCTTAGGGTGCTTTTTTACCATCTTCTTGCTGATCGTAGGTTTCCCCGAGAGCCTCAAAAACTGCTTTGGCAGCAATATGGGCTAAGCGTTTACGTTCCTCAGCATCTCCAATAACTAGATGTGAGGCATCTCTATCATAAGAAAGGAAAGGTAATTACTCAATGTCTCGAGGGACGGTTTTACCCTGTAGATATGATTGAACTTTCAGAAATATTTGAAAGATTTTTTAACTTTTCACGAAGTAATGATCTTATGAGCATTGCTAGAAACATGAAATCGAAAATTAGCAACTAAATAGACTTATCTATAACCCGACCAAGTGTCGGGTTTTTTTATGTCTGGAGAAAAGGTATGGCGACAAATTCACTTGGCAGATTAACGCTTGATTTGGTTGTTCAAACAGCTAGTTTTACGGAACCATTAAGTAAGGCAGAGCGCCAAGCCCGAACATCGAGTCAAGGGATTGCTAATTCTTTAAATATTGCTGCTATTGCTGTAAGTGCATTGAGTGGAGCAGTGGCTGGTCTTTCAGTGGCTCAGCTTGTTAATTTTAGCGATCAAGTTATTCAGACTGGAAATGATATTCAAAAGTTTTCAAAACTTGCGAATGCTTCAGTGCGTGAATTTCAGTATTACGCCAAAGGGGCAGAAACTGCTGGAATTTCATTGGAATCTTTTGCAGATAAAATGAAAGACATGCAGGATCGTATAGGCGATTTTCAGCAAACAGGTGGTGGGCCTTTAGCTGACTTTTTCACCAATATTGCCCCTAAAGTTGGTGTAACGATTCAACAGTTTCAAAAGCTGTCCGGTCCAGAAGCACTTCAACTATTTTATAACTCTGCGCTTGGGTTGGATCTTCAATTATTCAATTAAGCCAAGATCAATCTTTAATTAAAGAGAAGGTTTCACGGTTAGAGGAAGCAGGACGATGAATAGTGAAAACACAAGAGCTTATCTAGCTTTCGCATTAGTGGGACTGATGTTTGTTTTAGTGATTGCTTTATTTTTTGTGGATATGCCGCGAGAAAACAGCAATCTGATCAATACGGCATTGGGTTTCATTGCAGGGGCTATGACAACTGCATGTGGCTTTTATTTTGGTAGCTCTGAGTTAGAGAAAAAGAAAGGTGAATCAAATGACAACTAAACCATTCTTCGACGCTGCCCGAGTGATCGCAGGCGGCAAGCTTACACAGGCACAAGTAGACGATTTAAATAAAGTAGTCGATAAACTTGCACCAGGTGGAAAAACTACAAGTGATGTTGGCGTTGACCTAATTTCTAGTTTTGAAGGCACACGATTCACAGCCTATGACGATGGTGTGGGCATCTGGACCATTGGTACTGGCACAACAGTTTATCCTAATGGCGTGAAGGTAAAAAAAGGGGATACTTGTACACCTGAGCAAGCTAAAGCCTACTTCAAACACGACTTAGCCAAATTTGAAAAGACTGTAAATGAATCGGTTACTGTGCCTTTAACTCAAAACCAATTTGATGCTTTGGTATCGCTGACTTACAACATTGGCTTAGGTGCATTTAATAATTCAACCTTATTAAAAAAACTGAATAAAGGTGACTATCAAGGCGCTGCTGATCAATTCCTTGTGTGGAACAAAGCAGGTGGTAAGGTTATGAAGGGCCTAGTTCGTCGCCGAGAAGCAGAACGAGCACTCTTTTTAAAGAAGTAACTTATATGTGTCAGCGTACTAAAATTGCATCGATCATCACACTGCTGTGCCTCCTATTCTCAGGTTGCACAGCTCACACAATTAATAGTAATGTGAATGTCTCGATTTGTGTAAGGGCTTTGTGATGTCGCAAGTCATGATCATGGTTTCGGAAGCGGGCAGGATGGAAAATACTTGCAATCTACCCGCTGATTTAGATAAGAACGGGAATGTTCTTAAAATCTATGACTACTCATTAAAAGAGTTGACCATTAATTTAGATGGCACTGTGACTTACAATGGCAAAAGATGGACCTTTGATAAGAAGCAAAATTAGGTCAAAAACCTGTGGATAAAAAGCGCATTACGCCAAATCTACGCCAAAATATAGTTAAGTAGTTGATTTAATATAATGAATTGGTGCGCCCGGCGGGGATCGAACCCACGACCCCAGGCTTCGGAAACCTGTACTCTATCCAACTGAGCTACGAGCGCACATGTGTGGGGCACATCATAGGAAAAAAACACCGGTAGGTAAAGCACGAAATACGTACCAAGTGAGTTTAATGCTTAATTAAACAGCAGCTTGTTCTATTTTAGATGCGTTGCTGAATAAGCTGAATTGAATAATTAATAGAATGGAGCGTATGTGCTAGCTCATGAGGAGGAATGCGTGATTCCTGCAAACTGGTAATCCATTGCATTTGGCACATTTTAAGTTCTTGAAGTGTTTTTATTTGCTCTATTTTTTGAATAAGTGGCTTTGCCATAAGGCCACAGTATTGGCTTAAGCTTTGTTTCATTAATAGTTGTATTTCTTCAAAAGATAGCTGTTGAACTGGAATGCGTGGTTGGTTATTTTCAATATTTGAAGAAGGCGCAGAAGTTGATTGAGGAACCTGAATTTCTCCAACTAAATCATTACTTTTATTCTCATCAACATTTTTTTGATGTATTTCTTTAGTTGTTATAGATGACTCTTGGGGAGATATTTGTTCAGGTAACTCTGAATAATTTTCATTAGAAGGTGCAATTAGTTTTAAGTCAATGAGCTGTTGTATCAGTTCTGGTGGGGCGATCCGCTTTTTAAACTCAGTATCGAGACTTTGAAAATCTTCATGGTCTATTAATAGAAGTAAACGTCTTTGTTTTGCATTTAACGTAATATTACGTTGTTGAAGCGCAACTCTTCCCAAATTGGTTCGATAAAAACCAGACATTGTATTTCCCCAATATAAAAATGAAGCAGCCTGTTTGATTTTTCTCTACCAAACAGTACTGTTCTTAATAAAATATAAATGGGGTTAAAGATAAAACTCAAAAATGACAATTTAATGAAGAATTTAT